ATAATGGGTTTAATTGACCTTAAAACGGATCTTAAGTCCCTAAGATATGGGAACGACAGGGTTTATGGAGGTAATAGTGGACAACCATATATTACTACTCCTATCCCTGATGAAATTTCTCCCTATATAGGAACAACAGATTTTTTATTAAGGGGAGGTATTAATGCTGCTAAAGATTCAGCAGAAGATATCAAGCGTTTAGGTAAAATGTTTGCTGATATTAAATCACCAAACGGATTACTTTTTATAGCTAAACAACAATTATTATCTCGTACATCAGTACGTACTCAAACTAGTGGTATTTTAAATGAAGGGAGTTATTCACCTTTAAATACATTAGCAGAAGCCGGATTGGTTGCTTTTGGAGGTCATTTAAATAAACAAGGTATTAATCCATTTGCTGACACAGGAGCTTATGCTAACAATGAAAATTTATATGGTGTTAAAGTAAAACCATCCCAACCCATAGCAGAAAATAGGTTAGCAGAATTATTGCGAGGTTCGTATAACGGAAGATCTATTGATTTTGATGGAAATAAAGTAGTTCTTAATAATGGAGCTAATGTAATGACTTATACAGGTGGTCCTGGTTCTAAATTAGGAATAGGAAACACAGGTATAAGATATTCTTCAATCTCACAAACCCCACTAACAAAATACCCTAATACAATAAACCCAACCCAATTATCCTCAGACACAGGACAAAACGATTGGACATATAGTTCTAAATTGATTGCTGAACAACCTAAAGCAATTGAGGGTAATGGTATTGCTACTCCTAAAATTCAAGATTTTAGAGCAGTATTAAGATCCAATTTACAAGGATCAGCTCAAAAAGCAGCAGATGCTTCTGGAGCTACTACTAAATCTCAAACATATAATCTTAATGGTGCTGCTAATTTTACTCAACGAGTAAACATTGGAGACCCAGGACAACGAGGAAATAACAATTACTCGGATTATGCTCTTGGTGTTTTAAATAAACAAGGAAAATCAACATATGGGAATATTCAAAACATCAAAGGTGTTGGAGATAGTTCCTTAAATCAATTTGGTTTAGATAAAATTAATTCTTTACCTATATATAGAAGTGATTTTGTAACCACAGATCCAGTAGTAAATGATTTTGTAAAATTTAGGATTGCTGTTATAGATAATAATAGTCCGGATTATAAAACATTTATGCATTTTAGAGCATTTTTAGGACCAATTTCCGATTCTTATTCTTCTACATGGAATGGATTTAATTATTTAGGAAGAGGTGAACAATTTTATACTTATGGTGGGTTTACTAGACAAATTTCATTATCTTGGACAGTTGCCGCTCAATCCAAAGAAGAGCTTATTCCAATGTATAAAAAATTAAATTATCTTGCTTCAACCTTAGCACCAGATTATAGTCCTAATGGATATATGAGAGGTAATTTAGTACAATTAACAATTGGAGGTTATTTGTATGAACAACCTGGTTTTATAACTGGTTTAACATATGAAATGGGTGAAGATAGTCCTTGGGAAATAGGAATTGGTTCAACAGACGGTTCACAAGATGGAACAGTTAAAGAACTTGCCCAAATTATTAGAGTTACAGGATTTACATTTACACCAATCCAGAAATTTATTCCAAGAAAACAAGAACTTACATTTAGTACTAATGCTGTTAATACAGATGGAGAAGATACAGGATTTGTTAAAACTTATGGAAACCAACAATTTATAGCTTTAGCAAATGGTCCTAATGCTGAAAACAATAATTACAATAATGATGATACTTCAGTAGCAGTAACTAATAAAATAGCACAAGATGCTGCTCGAGCAGCTTTAGCAGGAATAACTGGAAGAGGATTATAAAATGAATAGATATCAAAACATACCAAAAACAAAAATCAATGGAAAAGATGCTTACGTAACTTCTCGTTACCCAGAAGTTCCATTATCAGCAAATGATATTTATGTTTATACAACTCAAGGAGATAGATTTGATATTTTAGCTCAACAATACTATCAAAATAGTTCTTTATGGTGGGTAATTTCAATAGCTAATACAGGAAATGCGGGAGCAGGAACATTGGTAAGTTTACCACAAAATAGTTTAATCATTCCTGAAGGAATACAAATTAGAATCCCTTCAAATTATGCTAATATAATAAGAAATTTTAACGCAATAAACGCCTAATTATGTCAAATATAGTAGGAGAAGGTTTTGATGAAACTATAATCAAACAAATTGATCAACGTCAAAAAGTATATGGTTCTGTTAATAGAACTAATGAAGAATTATCCTATTTAGAGGCAAGAACAGGTTGGGTAAAATTAGTATCGTCTGTTGATTTAATAGATAATAACATCAGAGGTGGATTTGGTGTTGGTGGTTCTAGTTTAGCTTCCGAAAACATTTTATTTAATGGTACTACAAACGAATCACCTAAAAAAGGAAACCTAGAAACATATCAACGATACGGAGTATGGGACGGTTTAAATACTATTGATGGTAAAAACGTTCCTAATACTTCAAATTATTATGCTTATGGTATGGGTGGAACAGATTATGGTTTACGTCCTATGCCCGGTATTAAATCAGCAACTGTTAAAACAGAAACTCGTGGTTCATTAAAAACAGCAGAAGTAAGAATTCAAGCAAATAATAGACAACAATTTGATATTATTGATTTATTATATATGCGTCTAGGATTTTCTATGCTATTAGAATGGGGTAATAGTTCTTATTTTGATAATAATGGAACATATATAAGTGATAATCCTCATAGTTTAGCTGATGATTTTTTATTAGGTAAAATAAGTTATAAAGATTACAATCAAAAAATACAAGATAAAAGATTAGCATCTTGTGGTAATTATGATGCTCTTATAGGTAAAGTAGTTAATTTTTCTTGGAATTTTACTAAAGATTTAACCTATGAAATTAGTATAAAACTAATTAGTATGGGTGATGTAATTGAATCACTCAAAACTAATGCCCTTTTACCTGCAGGAAGTACAGCTAAAACAGAAACAACACCCGCTACTGCAGAAACAAAACCACCTGCACCTACAGCAGAATCTATAATTAAAGATTTTGCTAATGTTCATGAAATTGGTAAAATGTTTTATGAAAAACAACAACTTTTAGCACCTTTAGCTCCCGGTAAAGACGGACTTTCAACACTTACTGAATCTGATTTAGAATATAGTGGAAAAGATTCTGGTGATAGTGTTTCTTTCTTTAAACAAATTTATGAAGGAAAAAGTAATACTCAATATTATGTTAAATTTGGTTGGTTTTTAAAATGGATAGAAAAAAATATTATATATAATATAGATACTGGAGATGCTAATATTACTAGTCAAGTAAAGTTATTAAAAATAAATAATAAAGTAAAGGAAAATATAATTTACTTATTAGGAAGACAATTAAGTACTAATCCAGGTATATGTCTATTTAAAGTTCAATTTAATTTTGATAGTGGAAACTATACTGTGTTTGCTAATGATGCTGATGAATTTAATGTTTTTAAAGGAGGAAATCGTTATGGATACATAATGAATGCTTACTTTAATTTAACATGGATTCTTACAAACATGGATAGATTAAAAGACAAAACTACAGGTAAAGTTTCATTATTTGATTTATTATCTTGTTTGTGTGATGGGTGGAATGAAGCAACAGGTAATTTTAATAAATTAGCTCCTGTAGTAGATTCTGAAACTAATGAAATAAAAATTGTAGATGAAGTTGTTTTACCTAATAAAGATTCTTTTTTAGATGATTTAAAATTATCTACAAAACTAGCAAAATTTGATGTTCAAGGATATTACTTTGATAAAGATGGAACTTCAACAGGTGGATTTATAAGAGATTTAAATTTTACTACAACTGTTCCTGCTAATTTAGCAACTATGATTACTGTAGGTGCTACTCAAAATGGTTATGTTGTTGGACAAGATGCTACTGCTTTATCAAGAATGAATAATGGTTTAAAAGATAGATTTAAACCTGATATTACTACACCTGGAGAAAATAAAACAGAAGTTCCATCATCAAGTTCTCTTTTAAAAGAATATGCTGGTCCTATAGATGCATTTAATGTATTCTTACGTGATTTAGGTTCTTATAACGGTGTTACTCTTCCTAAATTAAATTGGGAAGCAATGCATACATTTCAAACCACAGCAGCTACTTTTTATGAATATGATCAAGCAAAACAAACACAAGCATCACAATTAGAAAAAGATGCTAGTGGTTCTTTAAAAAATAAAAACTCTGCATCCCCAAATGCTGGATTTTTACCTTTTGATTTATCCATAACAATGGATGGACTTTCAGGAATGAAAGTTTACCAAAAATATATTATTGATACTACTTATTTACCCTCAAACTACCCAAATTCATTAGAATTTATTATTAAAGGAATTTCTAATACTATTGAAGGTAATCAGTGGATTACTACTTTAGAGTCAATGGCTATTCCTAAAAATCCATATGGATCTTCAATCGGTGAAAGTGTTGTTTCTCAAGCATCTAGAAACGCAAGTAGAGGTACACAACCCTCAACCGGTACTACTTGGAATAATTTAAATCAAAACCAAAAGGCAAATGCTATTTATTTATATGATACTCTTATATCATATGGGTTTACAGATATAGAAGCTAGAGCAATTTTAGGTGTTGTTTCTAAAGAATCAGGATTTCAACCAAAAAATGAATTTGGATATGGAGGTACAAAATATAGTAGATTAATTACTATTTGGCCTTGGTTAGGTAAATTGTATCCTTTAAATAAAGCTTCTGAATTAGAAGCATTAGCTAGAGACAACAATAAATTTTATGATCTTATTTACGGTGTAGGTAAAAGAAACCCTAAAGGATTATATGGAAATACTTCACCTGGAGACGGATACAAATATAGAGGTAGAGGTTTTAATCAATTAACTTTTAAAGGAAGTTATGAGCAATATAATAAAGCATATGCTGCTCAAGGTTCTAAAGCTGGAAAAGTAGATATAGTAGCTAATCCTGATTTGTTAAATCAAGCAGAAAATGGAATATATAAAATAGCAGCTCATTTTACTGCTTTATATTTCTTAGCAAGTAGAAAATCTTTACCCCAACCCCAAACCCAAAATGCTGCTAATTTTACTTACGTAAGATTTAATGCTGGATTAAAAACTAATACTAAAGGAAATATATTTCAAGAAGGTTTAGGTAAAGTAAATTTCTTTGTTAATAATTTACCTGAAAAAATAGCATAAAGTATGTACTACCCAAAATCTCAAATAAAACCCAATCTATATACCAATGGTGGTGAATTTGCTTATGCTAGTAATAACCAAGAATACATTGGATACTATTTTAAAATATCTACAGGAAAATATTTTTCTGGAAGAAACCAAGACGATAAACCAAACGAAGAATTACTTTCCATAAATACAGATATTACTACCAATGAAACAGCACTTTCAATAGATTCAGCTGTTGTAGTAGTAGATCCACTATATAGTTATGTAACTAATACCCCCGTTCCTCCACCAACAGCAATCCCATCATTTAATCCTAATATCCCAACCCAACAAGATTACCAAAATGGGGAATTTAGAAGATATTTCTGTAAAAAAACAAATGAGGTTATTTATATTGAAATTAATCAAGATACTTTTGATAAACTTGTAGCTAAGGATTCACAAGTGCTATGGCAGTTATATCAACCATTTAACATAACTTGGCAATTAACAGGAGATAAACAACACGTAGCTAGAATAAATAAAAATAGTGTTGAATTGGTTTCATTTAGAAATAAGTTCCCAAGACTAGAAGAATATTTAAAATTTGATTACACAAAATATTACAATCAACTTGGAACTACAACCTCTGGTTCGTATATTAATGGAGTAAATCAAGGTTATGTTTTGGATAATAGAAACGGAAGAGGCAATAGAGTATTTGACTCACAAAACGATAGCGGAAGCATTCGTAGAGATAATTCCACATCACGATAACATACACCCTGCTTTAAACGACGTGTCTTTAGTGTATATAAGACCGTTTAATGACACAAAGGGTTATATGTTATGCGTTGACCATAGTGAGACGTCCTCGCTTAATAAGACACTTATAGACGCGTTACTACAAAAAATAAATAAGGTGTGGGTGCGCGATAAAAAATCCGCATTGTATTATTTTCCTATTAAAAGCTTGTGCGACCTATCCATACTTAACCCTACGTATATACAAACCGAAACACAAGCACATAATTACTTTTATTCTCACCATACGGATTATCCAAAGGTTAATAAACTTGTGCCATTAAGCAAGCACTACGAAAAATGCGAACATATTTATCAACAAGTTCGTAGTGTAATACCAAAGGAATTACCACCGTATTTTGATTTTTACAACAACAAAGCGGTACTAGCATTCTTTGGGATAGAAAAAAACGGATTAAAAATAGATAAATATGAATTTGATAAACACTATGAACTCAACAATGAATTTTATTCAATCCAAGGCGATCGAATTTTCACAAGCTACAATTTGGCTACAACAACACGTAGACCAAGTAACTCTTTTAATGGCGTTAATTTCGCAGCAATAAACAAAGAAAATGGCACAAGGAGAAGCTACATATCGAGTCATGGGTACGTTGAGTTCGATATTAGTGCATACCATCCTACTATTGTCGGTCGTTTACTTGCCTATGATTTTGGCGTTCCGGATGTCCATCAAGCGTTCGCAGACCTCTACCAAACGAGCTATAAAGAAGCAAAAGAAATCACGTTTAAGCAATTATACGGAGGCGTATTTAAAGAGTATGAGCACCTTGAATTTTTTCAACAAGTAAAACAATTTGTAGACAATAACTGGAAAGAGTTCAATAACTCCGGTCAAGTTATCGTGCCGATTTCAGGTTATTGCTTTAAAAAGAGCGAGCTGGAGAATATGAATCCGCAAAAATTGTTTAACTATATGTTGCAGAATGTGGAGTCCGCAATGAATGTTCATATATTGATGGATATACATAAGCTATTACGAGGGCGTAAAACAAAAATTGTATTATATACGTACGATTCGTTTTTGTTTGAGCTAGGTGAGGGCGAAAATGATATAGAAAATGAGATAAAACAAATATTTAAAAAATACAGGTTACAGATAAAAACAAGTTATGGAAAAACATACGATTTTACAGAGGAATGACTATATGTATGACGGATACGATTTCGATTCGACAAACATAAAAGACGTGAACAATAAGTTATTTTGTACATTTACAGGACTAGAGGATTTAGACACACTAATCAGTGACTTGACTAAGGCCTATACTATCATGTATAATAAGATGTTTGTACTTTATGTTAAAAGTACAGACGAGTATGTTGTAACATACAACGTGGAACAGGGTAATGTAGAAGGTATTCCAATGAATACAATCCTAGTACATAGAAAGAAAGAAACCAACACATTATATACAATTAATGCGTTGAATGATTTAATAAAAAAATTAAACGGTGGAGTGGTTGACCCATCTTACCGTGTAAATTGGCAACACTATAAAAACTGTATTTTGTTAACCAACCATAACGAGTTGAAACAATTGAATACAAAAGTTTATAAGATTGTTGAACTTTAACTTGGTTATATAATACCTCGTTCTTACATTTCCGACATTAAACTAATAAATAAAAATCATGAATATTAATGCTATCAAACAACGACTAAACGCACTACAGTCGACGAACAACACAGGCAAGAAAGAAAAAATCGATTACACAAAAGTTTACTGGAAACCAAAACAAGAAGGTAAGTACCAAATTCGTATTGTACCTTCAAAATTGAATCCACAAAACCCATTTCAAGAGGTTCTTGTACACTATGGATTTTCGAAATTTCCTATCTACGCCTTAACTAACTGGGGTGAAAAAGACCCAATTGTAGAATTTGCTGCTCAATTACGTAAAACCAATGACCGTGAAAACTGGGTATTGGCTAAAAAATTGGATCCTAAGATGAGAATCTTTGCTCCTGTTATTGTACGTGGTGAAGAAGAAAAAGGTGTACGCCTTTGGGAATTTGGTAAAGAAATTTACATGCAGTTGCTAGGTATTGCTGAAGATGAAGATTACGGTGATTACACTGACATTAATGAAGGTAGAGACTTTACAGTTGAAGCTATCAAAGGTGATATCGGTGGA